TATTTTAAATGCATTGAGTAAAGCATCAGGCACGAACTTAAGTTCAGTCGAAGATGCAGTGCAATTTATAGCACAACAGAAAGCAGTACAGACACAAGTCGGTGGCAACGTACAGCCAGTGGAACAACGTCAACCAGAGCAACAGACTCGTTCTGTTTCTAATAATGACTTGCAAGAACAGTTTCAAAAATTACAGTCAGAGTTATCTTCTAAAGAAATAGCACTGAAAGGTAAAGAACTTGAATCTGATATCATGCAGTCAATGGGTGATCGTTTTGATTCTGAACTTTCAGAGTATGCTATGCAGAAAGTTAAGTCTAACATTCAATGGAATGAAGATAAAACTTACAGCATTGTAAACGCTAAAGGGCAAGAACGATACGGATCAGACGGAGAACCACTAACGTTAAAAGATTTAGTTAATGAAGTAGCAAACGGTAACCCAAAGTTACTTAAGCAAAATTCATCAACTCAATCAGGTTCTGGTTTGAGACCAGGTCAGAGTAAATTTGCAGGAAGTGACTTAGACGCCATTCCCGACTATAGCAGAGATCCAGCCGCTTTTAAGCAATGGAAACAACGCAATGGTCTAGGTAAAGGCATTGGTCTAAGAGGCTTAACAGCAACAGCATCTGACTCTACTCCTAATCGGAACTAATTTGTTTAAAGCCAATTATAATATTTTTAAAGGAGATTAATCATGGCATACGTATTAGGCGGACCAAATAATGAAGCATTTGGCTTCACTACCGCAATCGCAAACTTCGCATTGGAAGCAATGCACGAGTCACAAGGTCTAGTAGATTATACTAGAGTTGTTTCTCCAAATCAGGGTGATACATACCTAGTTCCAAACTTTGGTGCTATCACATATCAGGACTATAACCCCGCTGGAACAGTTGCTCCAGGAAACGGTTTTGGCGCACCACCTTTGGCGGTAGAGCAAGACCCTTCTTTAGCACAGGGTTCTATCCAAGCAACACCTGCAGTAGCAGCCACAGCATTTGACGTTTTCTATAACTGGACAACATCATTTGAACTAGCCGCAACTATCGGTGAAGAGTTAGGTGGATCATATGCAGAAAAAGTAGACCAAAGAGTCGCCGCTTCTTTCTTAACATTTGGTGATACTGCAACGGCAGCCGCTGTTAACACAGGTAACGTAACTATCACAGGACAAGATGGATTCCCAGTAATGGTATCTTTAGGTTCTATGGAACTTGCTCCTCAAGGACAAGCAATTGCTAGTCCAAATGAGTTTGTATCAAATACTGTTTTAGGTATGGTACAACAAATCAAGCAAAACTACACAGTTGCTAAACTTCCTGGAACACCAATCATCGTCTTAGATTCAGACGGTAATGACGGTGTTGCTGGTTCTACAATGCTTAGAGCATTATCAGAACTATCAGGCGGTGCTGTAACGACTACTGCTAACTCAGGTGGATCAGCAATTACTTCACTAGGTGAAGAACTACTTGCTACAGGTACACTAACTAACCTATATGGTTGTAGAGTTATCTTTAGTAACTTCTTGCTCACACAAACTGGTGGTGCACAACGTAACGTTAACAACGCATTAGTCGATGTTAAAGTTGGTGCTTACTTCCATGAAACATGTATCTTTACTGTAATCAAAGAAGGATTACAAGTTAAGACTGGTGAGAAACCAGGTGGACTACAAATGTGGTTGACTGGACTTGCTTACATGGGTGCAGGAATTGCTGACGTAAGACGTGGTGGCGCAATTAGTATTGCTCAAGGTTAAGTTAATTAAATTAGTATAGGAATAATATAATGTCAGTACCGTTTCAAAGAATCTCAAATGCAACAGTAGCAGATATAATCTTCTACGACCCTTCTGCTGAACGCAGAGCATCTCAGATGCAGATAGACTGGGACACTTACTTTAATGTAGGGTCGCAAGAAATCTTGTATACACTTGAGTTCGGATGGTGGCCCGCTTATTGCGACACTGTTGTAGGTGCTACACTATACTCTAATTTGCCTAATGGACAAATGATCTCAGCATTCAATCCAAGTCTTTTAATTAAGAATGATCAAACATTAATCAGACTCGATACTTTTATGGCAGTGAAAATCTTCTATGAGAGTATTGTTTCTGATACTAGTAACGTTAACTCTGTTGACGCCGCTAACTATGGTCATGCTTTAGAAAGATACGAGAAAGAATGGGAGAAAGCCTTACAGTTAATGAATTTTTACGATCTAAATCAGGATGCCCCTGATGGACCAACAACTAAGTTAGAAGAAAATTGGACAGCAGATCCAGACTATTTTAACAACAACAGGAGATGGTTCTAAGTGGCACTGAGTAATCTACCATTAGTCAACAAAGCACAAGTAGTAACATACTTAAAAGAAGTTGCGAAAGTACAGACACCAATCATTGAAGTGTCTAGTACGTTCCCTTCAGAAGACGATAACATTGCGTATGGTCTTTATGTTGACGATGTAACAGATAACGGAAGATCAGTAAATCAATTAGGAATACAGAATTGTGCATCTATGTACAACGCAGAAGATCAATTTAATATACTTTATATAAGTTTTCAAAATGATCCTCAAGCACCTGTAATTCTTAATTCAATTAACAACTTGGCTGCAAATGTCAATTTCTTTGATGGTTACACATCAGTAGAGTTTGACAGAGATGTGACTATAGGACAAAGAAGTGAGATTCACAACTATACTTTTACTTTAACTAGACTTGAATTTAATAACGCCTACCAATCTTAAAGGAGACAAATCATGGCACGTATAACCGTAAACACAACAGGTACACAACCTCGCATATATTTGGCGACTGACCTTACAACTTACACTAACGCAGTACCACTCGTGGCACCGTTAGACGTAACTTGTTTAACTGATGTGACAATTAATAACAGCACAGGAATTTATTCTTTTGTTGATTTTTGTCAGACAGATATGATTAAATTAACAACACCAGCTGACAACTCTGTTTCTTCAAACATGGTTGTTGACGAGGCTGTATTCTTTGGTTCTAATGGAACTGGACCTACTGCACCTGAATGGGGTGTAAATGGTCTTGCTACTAGCAAAACCGAAGTACAGTTTGTTGTTACTTTAAATGGACCGATCGACACTGCTGGAACTATCTGGTATCAAGGACAGGGCTTTATCACTGATATCGCACCTACCGTGAATCCTGATGCTCCTGTATGGGTGTCACCAATGACTATTGCAGTCGCTGGTTCGTTCACACAAGGTAAGAACGTATAATATACGACTAGTTACTAGTTGCATATATTTTGTTTAGGGGGCATATGTCCCCTAGACATCTTTTAATAAATTATTTGGAGAAACAAATGACAGAACAAAACGCTGTCTGGCTAAAATCAGACGATGAAAAACTTAGATCACTAATCAGTGATGAAGCAAAGATGATGCCCATGCTTGATAACATGCAGGCAACAATTCGACAACTTAAATCAAAACAACAGTTTAGACTAGCATTACTAAATCAACTGCTAGAAAGCCTTGACGGCAATACTAAATAGTAATACAACAATTCATAAAGGAGAAACAAATGAAACTTTCAGCACTATCAAAAGAACCACAACTCATAGAGATTTTAATTGACGATGAAGATATCGTTAAAGAGTATGGAGAAGAATTATCTTTTCACACGTGGGACAGACAACCTATGCACATTTTTGTGCAACTAGCAAATTTATCACAAGACACAGAAAACAGTACGCCTAATGTTGGCGATATGTTAAATCTTGTAAAAACTCTTATCCTTGACGAACACGGAAAAGAGATTGTAACAGAGAAGACAAGTTTACCAACTAATGTATTAGTAAAAGTAATAGGTAAAATTACAGAAACATTGGGGAAGTAACAAGCGAGGCATTAGATGTAAAATCTGCAAAGATGACCTCGATTATGCAGATAGACACAATTGGTAAAAGATATGGTCTTTTACCAAGTGAAGTAATAGTAAGAGCAGATTCATTTGATCTGTTTATTATGGATGCGGCGTTATCGTTTGAGCAATACCATAATCAGAGATCAGAGACTGGTAAAGCACCCGTTCCAGATTTCTCAGAAGATGAATTATTAGAAATTTTTAATAAGGACAAATAAATGGGAGTAACGTTAAACTCAAAAGTATTCAAAAGTCGAATGAAAAAACTTTCGGGTTTGCCTTCCTATCTTTTAAAAGATGCTCTACAAATTACAAAAGAAAACACGCCTGTTGCTTCAGGATACGCAAAAAATAATACAATAATTCAAGGAAACAAAATTGTGTCTAACTATGCATATGCAGGTAGACTCAATGAAGGGTACAGCAGTCAAGCGCCTGAAGGTTTCACAAAGCCAACAATTGAACAACTAGATGACGATACAGCAAAATACGTTAGGAAGATTTAATTATGGCACAAGATATCAAAGTAGCATTAACGTTAGACAACAAACAGTTTAACAGTGCATTAAAACAAAGTACAAAACAAGTCGATTCGTTTGCTAAAGACACTGAGAGCAGTCTTGGTGGACTACAAAAAGCATTCATTGCTTTAGGTGCTGGCGCAGTTATTAAAGGCATTGTCGAAGTTGGTGGAGCCTTCCAAGACTTACAAAATTCTTTAAATGTTGTTTTCGGTGGACTAGAACAAGGCGCAGATGCAATGGCAAGAGTAGAAGCATTTGCGGCTACTACTCAGTTTAGTGTATTACAATTATCAAAAGCATTTATACAATTACAAGGTGCTGGTGTTGAGCCAACTACTAAATTACTACAAACATTTGCTGATACAGCATCAGTCAGTACAGATCAGTTGGGTGCATTTCAAGCCATGCTTGATCTTGTTACTCGTTCGACTGCTGGTGGACTAGGACTAGAAGATTTAAACAGACTAGCAGATAGAGGCATACCAGTATTCACAATTCTTAAAGAAGAATTAGGTTTAGCACGTTTAGAGATTTCTAAGTTTGGTAAAACAGCAAGTGGATCTAAGCAAATCATCGATGCATTGTTAGGATCATTTGATAAGAAGTTTGGTGGAGCATTAGCACTACAAGCAGGTAACATAAACTTTGAATTAAATCAAATGGGCGATGCTTTTGATCAATTGAAAAAAGCAACATTCGGTTTATT